GCCTCGTGGTGAGCGCGATGCCGGTTTTGACCTATTCTCTGTGGCGGCTTCCGTGCCTGGTATGGCTCCAACTGCAGTTGGCGGAAGTTCGAGTGAAGGTGCCGCTGTCAAGATTGGTCAAACCTGCCGTGCTGCCTTGTACGATCCTATGCTTGGTCGGTTCCGTGCCTACTGGATGCTTCCCCGCTCCTCCATTTCCAAGACGCCGCTTCGCATGGCAAACTCCGTCGGTTTGATTGATGCCGGCTACCGTGGTCCCCTGCTTGCCATGGTCTACTCTACAGGTCGTGATGTTGCGGTTGCATTTGGTGATCGCTACTTTCAAATCGCTGGACCTGAACTACAGCCATTTGAACAGATTGAAATCGTAGATGAGATTCCTGGCGGGGCAACTATTCGCGGTGCCGGTGGATTTGGTAGCACGGGTAAGACCGGTGTGGCTGCCGATATTGCTGCTGGTGAATTCAACGGCGGTATTGATTACATTCGCTAATCCGGTCTAAACATTTTTTAAGTTGGATTTATAAATGGTCCAAAGAATACCTACAGAATTAGCAAATGCGTTAAGAGAACTGGCTCGTCAAAATCCTTACGCCGAATCTGGTTATCTATGGAGAAATCCATTCAATCCTCGTGCGACGGGGCGCCGTTGGACACCACGGACTCTAGAATTCTTCCAGCGGTGGCAACAATACGAGCGAGATAATCTGGCTGAACTGGCGGCTCAGACTAATACTTATTCACCTGAAGCACCGGTCCCTTTGTCGCCGCTCCCGTTGTCAACATAGGCATTCCCGTATCTCCTGCCTGCTCCGCCAGCTCCTTCTGGCGCTCGTACTCAGCCGAACGCACCCAGTGGTCCCGCGATCCAATCTTAAAATCAGGATGCGGCTGCGCTTTGTACCAAAACACACAGTCCTCAATCTTATTTGTATGCGCACCGTTGTGAATCACTAAGCACTCATAGTCCTCGGTACACTGGTCCATAATCTGGCAGAATAGCTCAAACGTAGGAAAGATGCCAGCAAACTGCTCAAAAATACGGCGACGAGCGCTCACCTGATTTTCTCTTAAGATAAATACGTAATCCACCTGTCCTCGTAGGACCGGCGGAATACCCATCACATACTGAATGGCAAGAATGTAGAGGAGTCCATAATGTCTTCCGTTCATAAATAGCGAACGAATCCACTTATCATTTACCCACTTATTATCGTATAAGCAATCGTCCATGATGATAAACGCCTTACGATCCAGTGCCGACGAACCGCGCGCCTCCGTTTCCTTACGAATCTGCTTTGTAATCTGCTCCTGGCGCTTGAGTACATTTGATACAGTCTGCGGATTCACCTCATCGTGAATAAACAAACTAGGAACCATGGAACCGTAGAAAGCGTTCGCACCCTCAGTGCCCGAGAAGACTGTACCAATAGGAAACTTCTGCTTGTACCACATAAGATCCTTAATGAGCCAAGACTTGCCTGTACCACGGCGTCCAATAAATAACACAACGCCGTCGTCGGGAATCATATTCATATTGAATTTGGCAAGACGAAGATTCATAGTTGGGCGGTTGGAGGCGGGCTCACCCATTGTCGGCAACATCGCCGTTAATCCCATACCAGGTCGTCCTGGAGCGCTCATTCTGTGTTGATACCTAATTCCTCCATTTTTGTTTTACCGCGTATCCTCATTTTATATGCGGAAAGTCGGTTGAATTAGACCCGGACTGAAATTTAGAAATGCCTCCTAACCGAAATCGCGGACGTGGGGGTCATGGTCGTGGCGGTGTTGCTCGTGGTGGTGTTGCTCGTGGCGGAGCTCGTGGCGGAGCTCGTGGCGGAGCTCGTGGCGGCGGTGCTAACGGGCGTGGTGGAGGTAATGCCGGCAAGGGCGGTGCAGCGGCAGGTCGTGTTGCCAAACCGGCTGTAACAGAATTACCGGAAACTCTTTTACTGTCTGGATCTCCAACAATATTCCCGTCGTTGATTCGGGATGCGCTAACCGAATTTAAAAAGCCACAGCCATACTTCTCAGCGCTTGAGAAACTACAACCGACACTAGAATCGTCACAACTTGTGCCAGGTTCATGGTGGTTTGGTATTTCGGGCGAATTGCTTGCGGGTATTGACCGCCGCTCCGAATCTAGTTTTGAAGCGACACTAAAACTCAAAGATGATAGTTCGCGTGATATATTTATTAAGCGTATTCATCTACTAGACCCTTTGGCAGCGATGGAAGGGGAATATGTGCTACCAGAGGATGGTGCTCTACCTGCACCCAGTGAACTATGGCGTAATGCACTTGAGAAACTAAATCATCCGCTCAATGAAGCGTATGTAGATGCGCTTTTTGCGTTGTATGCCTCAAAACTTGTTGAGGGGGATATCTCGCCACATTGGTGCCGCTGCTACGGTACTTTCACTGCGCGTGTTGATAAATATGTATACAATATTTCGGAAGAGTACGATTCATTGCGTCGTAAGTCTTGGTGGAAGCCCAACCAGCGTGCCGGTATCTTCAAATATTATGAAGAAGAGAATGATACAAAGACATCGTTGGTAGAGACACTTTTTACACAGCCAGGCGAGGCGCTTTCACTTGACGATTTTACGGCGGTAGATGAAGTTATTATGGGCGGAGTTGCGAATGAGATCGTCCAAGAAGTGGAGCCAATAAATGTTGGCGATGATACTGTACAACTCACAAATCCTCGGCTAAGACTCAAACGCATTTTGAACGAAGGCAGTGCCAGCATCAGCGACGATGATAGCGGCAGTGAAGATGAAACCGAGGAGCTGGTAGAGTTTACAAATTTTCCCGTTCAGGTTTCTCTACTTGAAAAGGCGGACGGCACAATGGACACTCTTCTAGACGAGGAGGACGATGACGATGCTACAATGGTTGAGACAAAGGATGCGCGTTGGTCCGCATGGCTCTTCCAGGTTATTGCCGGTTTAATTACCGCCCAGCACTACTTTGGTTTCGTACACAACGATTTACATACCAATAATATCATGTGGAACGGTACAGGCATCACGCATATCTATTATCGTGTAGTGAAGGGCAAAGAATCGTGGTATATGAAGGTGCCAACCTACGGTCGTCTCATGAAGATTATTGATTTTGGTCGTGCATCATTCACGCTGCCAAACTGCGGCTTTTTCATATCCGACGCATTTTTTCCTGGCAACGATGCGGCAACCCAATACAACTGCGATCCGTTCTATGATGAAGCGGAAGGCAAAAAGGTAGAGCCAAATACCTCTTTTGATTTATGCCGTCTAGCAGTATCACTACTGGAATCTCTTTTCCCTGAACGACCTGCAAATGTAACACCTGTGCGTATTATGAGCCGCGAGGGCTCAAAACTCTACCCCGAAACTGTGAGTCCCGTCTACAATATATTATGGGAGTGGCTAACCGACGATGAAGGTAAGAATGTTTTACGTAAACCATCTGGCGAGGAGCGTTATCCTGACTTTGATTTGTACAGAGCTTTGGCGGCAGATGTTCATAATGCGATGCCCAAGACGCAAGTAGAGAAGGCGCTTTTTGCTCCCTTCCGTTGCACAGCAAAAGATGTACCAGCCGATACGAAAGTTTACGAATTGATTTTAGCCGCCTAATAACAGAGGATGAGCCGTTATTGGAAGCACAAGATGTACGCCGTCGCTATGGTCTTGCTCGTGATTGGCGGTATCAATTGGGGTATCAAGAGCTTCCTTGGAAAGGATGCTGTGACTTATTTTACAGGTAAGAATGTCGTTGTCGCAAACTTGATTTTTGCCGCTGTAGGCGTTGCTGCCCTAGTGATTGGTCTCCACCGCGACTCCTATCTACCGTTTCTTGGACAGACAGTCATTCCCTGCTCCGTCCTAACACCCCAGACTCCCGAGAACGCAGATATTGAGGTAGAGGTATTGGCAAGCCCCGGCACAAAAATCCTATATTGGGCAGCGGAGCCTTCGAACAAAGATTTGAAAGATTTGAACGACTGGAAGCACGCCTACCTAGCAT